TCAAAGGTGTTAAGTAATGCCTTATATTCCAGCTATCAAAGTTATTATCACATTGCTGGTTATACAATTAATCTTACACATATTAGAAATATTAGTTGACTTTAATATAATATCTATGTAGAATAAGGTATGATCCTTATTGACCTAAATCAAGTATGCATAGCTAATGTACTTCAAGAAGTAAAACAGCTAAAAAAGATAGAACCATTGCTTGTTAAGCATATGATCCTATCAACTCTATTATTCTATAGAAGAAAATTCAAAGATCAGTATGGTGAATTAGTTATTTGTTGTGATAGTAAACGATCATGGCGTAAGGATGTCTTTCCTTTTTACAAAGCTAACAGAAAAACCAATAGACAAAAAGATGATATTGACTGGAGCGGTATCTTTGAAGTGATAAATTCACTGACAGATGACTTAGTTAACCATTTTCCATACAGTGTCATACAAGTTGACCAAGCAGAAGCAGATGATATTATAGGAACTTTAGTAAAAAATTACTATCGTCAAGGAAAAATTATGATTGTATCAAGCGATAAGGACTTTTTACAGCTACAAAAGTACTATAATGTATCCCAATATTCACCAATTCAGAAAAAAAACTTAGAAATTACAAATCCAAACGAGTATATTAAGGAACATATCATGAAAGGTGACCGAGGAGACGGCATTCCTAACTTTTTATCTGATGATGACACGTTCGTAACCGATAAAAGAAGCAAAAAAATACTAAAAACTAAGTTAGAAGCATGGAAAAATTTGGATCCAACCGAGTTTTGTGATGAAAAAATGTATAGAGGATGGAAAAGAAATGAACAATTGGTTGATTTAGCGCATACTCCTGTAGATATCAAGCAAAAAATTGTTGACCAATACGATACATACGAGTATAATCAAAGAGATAAACTTCTTAACTACTTTATAAAGAATAAATTACGTAATTTAACAGAACATATAGGAGATTTTTAATGAACCTTAGTGTAGCAGAAGTGCTAAAGAAGGCAGGATCGTTCAAAGATGTAGCAGAACGAGTACAATATCTAAAAAAGAATGAGACGAAAGCTCTCAAAGCTGTTATATATTTTACATATGCCAAAGAAATCAAGTGGTTGATACCAGATACTGACCCACCTTACAAATCAACCACACCAGAACAAGATTTACAAAATGTTTTGAAGTCAACTTATAACCGTTTAAGGATATATGTTGAAGGTGGTGGGTATCCAAATATGAATAAAATGAAAAGAGAAATGAATTTTATTGAATGGTTGGAGACTTTGGATCCAGATGATGCCAAACTTATTTTAGCTATTCGTAAAGGTGAAATGCCTTATCCAGGTATGACTCGTCATGTTGCAAAAAAAGCATTTCCAGATATAGCGGGGAACTTTAGATAATGGACAAAGATAGAATAGCAGCATTATTATTGCTTGCATTGTTTGTGATATTATATGTCACTGGATAAGTTTATGTGGTTCAGTTTTAAGTTGCTGTGTGTAGTACTTGTAATTGAATTTTTATTAATAGTTTTTATAGCATTGAGTGGAGATGTTGAAGAAGAGTATAATCATTATATGCCTAATCCTGCTAAGCGGGTGCAGTAATCTCAAATTTGGTTGGGATGAAGAATGTCAATGTCAGGTTAAGAAAACATGGTAAAGTATATCTATGAAGGATTTAAAAAGTTATGGCTTAAAATTCTTAAATTATATTCAAAGGGTAAGAATAAAAAGGCTAAAAAATTAGAAGTTAAGTTAAATAAAAAAATAGCAAAGAGGTATAAGTGACATATTGGGATGGTAAAACAAGACCTATAACAAAAGAGTATGCTGAAGGATATGATCGCATATTCAAAAAGAAGAAAAAAGAAAAAGAAATAGGTGGTCCTTCTGGACCAGAACCAACTCGTTATGGAGATTGGGAAAAGAAAGGTATCACAACAGATTTCTAATGGGCGAAGTAATTAAATTTCCAGAAAAGAAAAAGTGGATCCTAAGTTTTATTATTCCTGATGAGATATCTATGGAAGGATCTAGTAAAGATATTCATTGGACATTTGAAAATAATTTTGGTACAGCTGAAGTTATGGCTCGCTCTATTCCAGAAGCTAAGAAAAAAATATTGGATTGTATAGAGATTGATAGCTGGTGTGATATCAATATGTGGGGTCATGAATAATTTAAAACATGAATATACAGGGCAACAATATGAACCTGCATTTATTATTGGTAATGGTAAATCAAGAGAACAATTAAATCTCAAAAGACTTATAGGACAAGGTTGTACATTTGGTTGCAATGCATTATATAGAGATTTTAAACCTGATTATATTCTACCAGATTACTTAGTTGCTATAGATCCCTTACTAATAGAAGAAATAAAGAATAGTGACTTTCCAAAAGATAGATTTATAGAACCACCTTTTGCTGAACAGTTTGAACCAGCAGAATGTAATCCAGCTAGACCAAGATCTAATGCTGGAATGAACGCTATGTTAGAAGCTATAAAGAAAGGCTTTACAACATTGTATATGTTTGGATTTGATTTCATATTAGATAATCCAACATTTAGTGTTCAAAATTTATATGATGGATCCAATGGTTATGGTCCTGAAACAAGAGCAAGTTATAATGACAACATCAATAGAAGTATGTACATGACTTACATTGCTCAAAAAAATCCTAATATAAACTTTAAATTTGTGCTTCCTAGAGATCAAAATAAAATACATACTATTAACAGTAACAATGTAACGGGTATGTATTATGAATCTTTTGATCCCGAAATGAGGTAGCGTAGGTATATATAATTAATGCCAATATACATTTTCAAAAATACTAAAACAGAAGAGACCTATGAAGAGTTTCTCTCAATGTCTGAGAGAGAAGAATATTTGAAGAACAATCCTGATGTGATACAAGTTCCTACTGCGCCTGCTGTTGTTTCTGGAGTCGGCGGTATAAAAACAGATGGCGGTTTCAATGAAGTCCTTAGCAAGATATCTGAAGCTCATCCAACGAGTGCACTTGCTCAACGCCATACAAGACGTACCGGCAAACAAGTTAAAACACAACAAGCAATTGCAAAACATAGGAAGAGGATCAAACATGCATCAAAGCGTTCTAGCGTATAGTCAAAATTTTAATCATCAACTATCCAGAAGAGAGAGGAAAATATTAAAGAAGCAAGCAAAGATTCATCATCATCAGAATCATTCCCTACAACTAAAAAACATACAACCTAAAACAAGAAATCAATCTAAAGTATGGAACGAATATAAGAGAGGACAAAATTTATTATGTCATGGTGTAGCGGGAACAGGTAAAACATTTCTATCAATATATCTTGCATTAGAACAAATATTAGAAGGAACATATGATCAGCTTACGATTATAAGAAGCGTCGTTCCTACAAGGGATATGGGCTTTCTACCTGGCAATCAAGCACAGAAAAGTAAAGTATATGAAGGACCTTATTATAGTATATGCAACGAATTATTTGGTAGAGGAGATGCATACGAGTTATTAAAACTAAAGAATAAAATAAAATTTACAAGTACTTCATTTATTCGTGGACATACAATCGAAAATAATGTAGTATTAGTAGACGAATGTCAAAATATGACATTCCATGAATTGGATACTATTATAACACGACTAGGTAGAAACTGTAGAATAATATTTTGTGGAGACTTTAGACAAAGTGATTTACAGAGAGAAGAAGATAGAAGTGGATTGAGAAGATTTATGAAAGTAATTAAGAATATGAAAGGTATGAGTGGTATAGAATTTGAGCAAGATGATATCGTTAGAAGTTCATTTGTAAAAGAATATATTATAAGTAAATTAAATCATGGGATCGTTTAAACATAAAAAACTATTTGACTTCAAAAAACTTCCTTATAAAACAGTAGACGGGAGGAGAATGTATGAATCTCCTTCCGGTATACAGCTACCAAGTATAACGTCTATACTAGGATGGTTTAAAAAAGAAAGTTTAAAAGAATGGAGAAATAAAGTTGGTGAAGAAGAAGCCAATAAAATATCTACTCAAAGTAGTAGAAGAGGTACAGCGGTTCATCAAATATGTGAAGACTATCTAAACAATAAAGAGTATACACTTAAACA